ATTTATAAAATACCTTTTTATCATTCAAAAAAACACCACGAATTAAGCTACCTTGTGTTGTGTGTAGAGTAATTTTATCTCCAACTTTTGGAGTAACCCCCCATTCTTTACTTAAGAAAAATCCACTTCCAGGAAGACTAACACTAAAACCATCTTCTTGTTCAACAACTTCTTTAATTACTCCTGTTTCTATCATTTGTTTGATAAATCCCTTATTTTTTCTCCAATGTATTCTTTATCGAGTGTATAAATAGCATCATGCCAAAGAAAATATTCATCTCCAGATTGAGCTACTGTAATAGTATCTCCTTTTTTAATCGCTCCTATCTTAACACGAAAATTTCCTCTGCCCGGAGGAGTTGAAGTTTTAACAAGTGAGATGGTTTTAGCAGCTTTAGCTTCGAATGATTTCATTTATTTTTAAATTTCATCTTCTTCTTTTCTTTCTTTGTAAACACTTCTTTGCGGTCACTTTTATTTTTGACATGAGGACGATTTGCTAATTCTGCATAAAGTAAATCTTTATCTACTTCTGATGTATATGCATCATAATAATCATAGCGTAAATCTAAGAGTTGTTTAGTACTCATTTGCTTAAACATTTCAGGAATACTGTTTTGCAAATGTTGATAGAGAACTTTATTTTTCTTTTTGACTTCTGATGTAGTTCTATTCAACCGATCAAGAATCATTTGCATACGTTCTCTCTTTTTCTCTGTATCTTTTTCTTTTTCCTGACGTAGCATATAAAGATTCCGCCACTGATCAAACGTCAAATGTTTCTCTTCAACAGGTCGTTGTTCATAACGATCTTTGAGAGCTAAAGAAAGAAAAATGTTGAATGGCGATTTAGGGTCCTTACTGATTTTTGAAAATATATCATCAGTAGGTAGTTCCCTTAACCCATCAACAATTTCTTCAGGTTTTTTGGGCTCAAGTTTAAAACTCATAATTATTCTTTTCCGAAAACTGAATCCTGACAGGACTGGCACATTCCGCTTACATGAAATTCCTTTTTAGAAAGTTCGTCTCTGAAATCTGCTTCGTTGACAACTTCTTCGCAACAAGGACATTTTCCTTCTTCAATTAGCTTTACTTCTCTGTCGAATCCAGCTTCCTTTAACATTTGTTTGTTCATGACGTGTGTATTAAATTATTATTCAGACCATTCTTTTAAACCAACATGCCACATGTGACATTCAGGGCACTTGTATACTACATATGATGGGTTAATTACCCCAATGGAAAGAAGCTTTTCAAAGTAATTCTGGGCATCTTTAGCCGTTTTGAATTTGGAACGCATAATTGATTGTTTTCCTTTATAACGAAGGCAATTTCCGACGTCTTTGTAAGATGACTTTAACGGCTTATCCATTTCTTCTTCTTCTGCTTACCATCAAGCCCTATATCATACAGAAAATAGCCTCCGTAGCCCCGCTTGAGTACATAACTTATAAATGTACAAAAGGTGCATATATAAGCAGTTAGGCAACATTTAAGAATCCTCACGTTCTTTGAGAAATCTATCTATTGCCTCTTCTGTGTGGTCGAAAATATACCAAGCATCTTCTCCACAATGCTCTGCCCATTCTGTAAACTCTTTTAATATTTCTTTAATCTGTTCCATAATAAACGTTGCCTAACAATGTATATAGCAAATAGCCGTGTCAGGCGTTTTAGAAACTATCTGCTTGTTAATTAAACGATTTGAAATAATTTGTCTCATGTGTGTAATTGTTACAGCAAATATAATAAAAAGAAATGAGACGAAAAAATAAATTTTGCCTTTTTTACTGTTTTAGCAACAGTTTTAACAATTTTTAACTATTCTACCTAAGTACCATTCTGCAGGAATATCGCAATTTTTATTAATTTTTTTATTTTGAACTCCGTTTGTTATCCAATGAGTTCCATATTGTGAATTTTTTTGTCCAAGTTGTTTTATTGAATTTGAAAAACCTATTTTTTGTTTGGTTTCTTCTTTATGTTTTCTTCCTATCCAATTTGGGGGGTTTGGGATTCTGATTCCACTTTTATAAGAAGTTACCATATAATTAGAACGCTTAGATGATAAATTGTTTTTCCAATCTTCATTATTTTCCCAAAGCCATTTCATTCTGGCATTACCTCTAATACCATTTTGACTTTGCATTTCACTACTCCATCCTCCCCCGCCGCCCGGTTGTAAATTCATACACAATGGGTCATTCAATAATTCTTCATTTATTATTTTAAATTCTCTCTCTTTTAATTCCAATTTATCTTTACAAAATTCAATTATTTCTTTTTTATGATTTTCTTTTCCATATTTTCTTATGGAATATCTTAATCTTTTTCCCGAACCTAAATATTCATCATCAATATTATAAGTAGAATGCATTCCATAATAATATCTATTTGTTATAGAACATGTTGTTTTATAAATATAATGAAATTTTATTTTACTTCTAGACATGGATATATTGTTTTATGTATATATCCAGTCTAGAAGGGGCAATTTTGCCCACTTGGTGGTATGTGGGATTCGAACCCTTCACTACAAGTTCCACAGACTTGCGTGCTAACCGTTAAACACTAATACCACCGTATGGCGGAGAGTGCGGGATTCGAACCCACGGATCAATCTCTCGATCACAGCTTTCCAGGCTGCTGCAATAGACCACTCTGCCAACTCTCCAGTTTGTCATCCCTAAAACTTCCGCTACTTAAAACAGGGATAACTTTAGCATCGTTTTCAGTGGCGGAGAGTGTGAGGTTCGAACTCACGGAACACATATCGCGTTCAACAGCTTAGCAGGCTGCCCCGATAGACCACTCTGGCAACTCTCCATGTTATTCATACATTTTTATAAATTGTTTTCCGTATTTATTTTCAACGTATTCAAAAATATATTTCATGTCATTTCTAAATAATACCTTTAAAAAACCTTTAAATTGAGAAATTTTTGCTTTGTTTTTTTCATCTATCCATCCTTTTATTTCTATGTACAAATTGTCTTTTAATATTTTAAAATCTGGATAATATTTATAAATTTTTTCCTCAAAAATATATTCAAATCCTTTAGTATTACGTTCAAATTTTATTCCGTGATCTAAATTATAAATAACCCAAGCTAATTCCCAACTACTGTCACACCAAAATCCTTTATACCACCCATGTTTACCTCTTCCTGAGTTTTTTCGATATCCGCCCCCACCTATTTTTTTAACGCCTTTGCTAATTTTGTCTTTAAAATCATCTGTTACATAATGGTCAACACAATATCCTGTTTTAGTTTGATGATGAAGTTTTTTTCCGCATGTTAAACAATATCTAATTTTTCCTTCAACAAAATTAAATGGTTTTCTACCCATATTTATAATTGAAGCCCTGCAACTATTAGAACAAAATCTAACATCTTTTCTTTTTGATTCAAATTCATTTCCACATTTTTCACAAATAAATTTTCTTGATTTTCTTGCCATTCTTTTTATTTTATATATCTAAAATCAACAGCATATTATTTCAAGAAAATACTTAGTCCGGACGGTAGGACTCGAACCTACATTGTTCAAAGAACCCAGTGTATCAGACTGGTGACTAAACCATTCATCCACATCCGGAATAGTCCCGATGGAGGGATTCGAACCCCCAACCTCGTGGATATAAGCCGCTTGCGCTAACCGTTGCGCCACATCGGGATTTGCGGAGGCGATAGGACTCGAACCTACACTCCATCTTACGACGGAACCGGTTTTCGGGACCGGGGCGATACGCATTTACGCTTTACACCTCCATTAATCTAAAGAACTTAATCTTTTTACTTCTAAATGTAGGAGTTTGAGAATGACAATTTGGACATAATAATTCTAAATTTTCCAATCTATGATCAGAATTATTGCCATTTTTATGGTTTAATTCTAATGCGATAGGTAAATTATTCCAATTGTATATTCCACATTTTTCACATTTATATTCTTTTAATCCTTCTTCAACTAATCTTTTGGATATTTTTGAAGTAGGGTATTGTGGATATTTTCCATTTAAAATATCTTCTAGTTTAAATTTTCCTGAATATTGATTTGCATGTTTAGGATTGTAAATATCATATTCTTTTGCAATTCTTTTAAACGTTCTCCAATCTAAATTTAAAAATCTAGAAGCCCCACCCATAGTAGAAGTTTTTCTTATCGCATCTTCAATTTTGCTTTTTTCAATCATTAATTTATTTCCAGTTTTCATAGTTTTATTTTATATATGCAAAAAGCAAAATTGAAAAATTGCTACTTACATGCGGAGGCAGAGGGACTCGAACCCACACGCCGACTCTCATCGACCTCACTGCTTTCAAGGCAGCGTAGCACACCAAATACGTACCTCCATTTCAAAGAACATTTTTGGAGCTCTTTTTGGGGATCGAACCCAAGACCTCTTCCTTACCAAGGAAGTACTCTACCGTCTGAGCTAAAAGAGCATATAAAACAAAAAAGGGAAGGTCTTTTTAGGCCTTCCCTTAATTTTTAAAGTTAGTACTTCAATTTACATAAGAAGGCCACAGACAACTTTCGGTTGAGCTAATCGAACTGATATGTATGCTATGACGCTTCATTCTATAAAAATTCTTTTATTATATATACGCAAAAATATAAAAAGTTTTTGAATCTAAAAAATTTTTTGAGATTTATTTACAGAAAATTAATTCAACTAAATCCCTGCTCATTTCCTTCCCCATAAATAAATCCTGCGCTCTTCGTTGATAAACATTAAACATTATTTGAAAGAATATTGCAATAAAAGCTAAAATTATTGATGACCAGAAAAATTTAAATGAAATAAAAGCAATGACTATAAATATGATAGCTAATAACTTAGAAATTATTGAATATGATAACTTTATGTGAATTTGTTCGTTTAGCTGATCATTGATAGCATCCAAATATTTTATTTGGCTATAATGCGAACCTTCATTCTTCAAACGGTCAAAATAATCATCTGAATATGTATTAGATTTTTTAAATTTTAGACCGTTAAATATATGTTCCCTAAATTCAATACTGATCATGTGTGTACTAATTTAGTGCTAATATAACAAAAATAATTGACCTGGGAAAATTTTTTAACAAAAATTTATGCTCCTGTTACAGCAGACAATGCCCCACCAGCTGCTTGGGTTCCTACAACTGTTAGAGTTCCATCTGGTTTCTTAGTTATTGCTAAGAAAGCAATTTTTTTATCTTCTAATTTTTTAGCCGCTAGTTTTAGTAATTCAATTTTCTTTTCAATTTTCCATCCTAATATGGCTTCCTTTACTTTTGGCTGACTTCCAAATTGTTTAGCGAATGCAGTTTTAATAGCGTTATTTACTATTTTTTCATTTTCAGGATTTTTAAGAGCCCTTGAAACTGCTGTTCTAGCACCCGCAAAGAAATCTACTATTCCTTCATCTATTTGTTCGTATTCCTGTAATGATTCTGCAACTAACTTAACATCTTCCATCTTGAATATTTAATTTTTATATATATCCTCAATATATTTTATTAATTTTTTTAGATCGTTATCGACATTAGCACTAAATAGCCCTATATTAGTTTTTAAGAATTTTATTCTATTAGCTTTGTAAACCGATTTTGGAAGATGATTAAATTCTTGTCGAATTAGATGTTCATTTTTCAAAAGAGTATCATAACCATTATAAAATTGATTATTATCGGCTTCCCAAAATAAGCGAATTAAATATTGTGATGGACGTTTTCGATATTTAGTTGCTTCAATCATTGCCATCACAGCATTACGTATGTTATTATTATCTCCCTTTGATCTAAATTCCATTAAGAATCTGCGTATAGATTCATCTTCATTATTTATGGAATTTCTAGGATTATAATAGCAATCATGAAAAAATGCAGCTAACACTAACGCATCGTAAAATTCATTTGGTAAACTGAACCTGTATCTTTCAATATATTTTAAAATATCTATTAAATGTTCAATTGTATGGTATTTTCTATGAGGTTCACTCCATGCTTGTTGTAATTTTACGGAAGAATTTGAATGAAGATATTTATTTAATATTTCCTTATAAACTATAAAGGGATTCATTTTAATAAAACATAAAAGTTGGACAAACTATTGTATATTTTGATGTAACGACAAAATCGAATGTATCTCTAGGAGTATAAATTTTTACTAAATAGCCGCAGATATTTTCATTGATATTATAAAATGTATATCTGGTCATTTGTTGATTTGATGCATGACGCAAATCTCTTTGTAATTTTCTATCTAAATCAAATCTTTTTTGAAGAATTGATCTTCTTGTAGAATCTGGATAATTTAACTTAAAAACGCTGTCTCTAAACCCCCTTAGACCATCTATTTGTTTTTGAATTAAACGAACTTTATTTTCATAAAATTCAAGCGAATCAATAATATCTTTATAATAAATGGTATCATAAATAGATACGTTATTTATTTTAAAATGACCATGTAGCCTGCCATCTTCAAATGATTTTATTATTTTTTGTTCCGGAGAGCTACATGAAAATAATATAAGGTACAGTATTATTAAAAGTTTTTTCATTCTAAGTATAAGTCGGCAAGTAAATTATATTGCCACACAGTTAATCCTAATTTTTTTCGTATTTTACGTATTCTTAAATTATTCAGTATCATAGCTGAAAACATTGAACCAACCAATATTGTTAATATAACAGAATAAAGTACTATTATAGGTAAAATCGCAATTTTAGGCAATCCTAAAACTGTAGCAAAAAAACCTGAAACAAATAAAATAAGTAAAATAGCAGTTATTATTTTACTTGGTTTTAAATTTTCTTCAGTCGTTCCTTGAGAAAAATATTTGTAAATAAATTTTATCCACTTGTTTGGCAGATGTTGATTATAAACCTCAAGAAATTGTTCTTTCGTAATATTTTTAGTAATATCTTCCATAGAGATTTTATTTATTTTATATTTCAATACGGTAAAAGTTTTATTTTCCATTTTTAATCATAAGATTTAGTTATTGAATTCGATATCTCGATTATTTTTTGGTATTCTTCTGGAGTCAAACTATTAAATAAATAATAAATAGGATTGACTTTTTGTCCATCTTTTATAACTTCATAATGTAAATGAGGTCCTGTAGAAATACCCGTGTTTCCAACATATCCAATTATTTCTCCTCTTTTAACTTGTTGACCCACCTTTGATTTAAATTTATTCATATGAGCATATAAAGTTCTATATCCATACCCATGGTTTATAATCATTACATTTCCATAACCTTGAGAATCTTCGCTTGTATAAGGAATTGCATATTCAATAATACCATCTCCCGTTGAATAAATAGGGGTTCCTGATGGGGCAGTAAAGTCTAAACCATAATGAAATTTTTGAATGTTATAAACTGGATGTATTCTCATTCCCCATCCTGACGCAGTTCTTTTTAAATCTTTATTATCAATAGGCTGAATAGCAGGTAAATGAATTAGCATTTCTTGATGTGAATAGGCGGTTTTAACCATTCCATCTAAACGATATAATTCTTTTGCTAATCTTGCACTTAATTCAGATATTTTTTGATTAGTTGCTTGGACTATTTTGCTATATCTATTTCCTTCTAAATCTTCATAATAAACATTTAATTCCTTTTTTGATATTGAGTTAATATCAAATAGAGATTGATAAATGATACTATCATTTTCTTTAATTTGTTCTAATGTAGCTTCAGTTTCAATCATTCTCTTATTTACGTTATCAAATTCGTATAGCAAATAAGCAACATCTTGTTTTAATATTTTTTCTTTAGGAGTTGTATAAAACGTAGCAATTAAAATAAAAATAATAAGTGCTATAGTTGATTGAAAAAGCAAAAATGGAATGATGAATTTTAATTTAAAAAATTTATACCGTTTATATGAAACAGTATCTTTTTCATATGTATAAAACTTCATCCATAGAAATAATTTTATTATATATCCAAATAAAAAAGGGGCTCAAATTTGAGCCCCTTTTTATCTCAAATAAAAATTACTCATGCGTAATCTTTATCGTAGAATCTACTTTCACATCTAGTTTTTCCAAGTTTTTAGTACCTTTCTTTTTACCATCTGTCCAAGGATCATTATGTGTTTCACATTGTTCAAGATAATAACTATCGGTATACCAAGAACCATTCGGATAATCCCAGGCTTCAATAGCCCATTCTGTGATACGACCGGGCTTCATATGATATGTAGTTGACTGCCCAATCCCTAGCATTCTTTCATCATTATAATCTTGTCCTTGTTGTGTACAATCAACCCATATAACTTGGCTTGTATGATTGGTAACGATTACAGTTCCGAAATTATCCTTTTCACAAGGTTTTTTAGTACAGGAATTTAATCCTATGAACATTAATCCAGCTAATATAACAGCTGAAAATTTTAAAATAGTTTTTGTTTTCATTAATTTATGTTTAAAAATTAGTTTCCGAAAAGTGTAAATCCCAATGTTGCTTCAAATGTCCATGCACCAGCTTCTTCACACCATCCATAACCTCCACCAAGTTTAAAGTTAACTCCTCCGCTGTCATATTTGTAACCAACCATTATGATTGTCATAGGTAAAGTTGCTTCTTCGCCATATCCCCATGAACTTGTTAATTCATATCGGTAGCCCTGAGAAGCAACACCCACTGATGCATAATAAGAATAGCCTTCTTGGTCTGCAGGAAGTGTGTAGTAAGTAAGAGCACCGCCAATTGAACTTATTTTATCACCGCTCAATGGCATTTTACATGGCATCCATCCACCACTTACTCCAAATTTTCCAATTTGAAGTTCACCACCAACGACACCATTAATCCAAGAATACCCTCCCTGGACACGTAAGGCCATAGGAGTTTGTGCGTTTGTTATCATACTAAGTGAAACAAACATTACGAGGAAGAGCAAAACTTTTTTCATATTGTAGAGAATTTAAATGTTACTAGTTTGGAAAGAACCAAATTGTCGTTTTTGGATTAGGAATAAATTCAGTTTCGCCAGGCAAATAACCATAGACCTTCGCGTGCCCATCAATAATATTATAGTACCGTCTTTTTCCAGTAAACATATCAACATCAACTTGTTCTAAAAAATAATCATTAGATTTAACTGGAACAAGTAGTTCCATTGTGTCTCCGTAAAAGGTGGGCTTTAAAAGTGTCATATTGTGTAAGAAATATGACGTGAATATAAAACAAAATTTGAATTTAGAAAATAAATTTGAAAAAATTTTTATGAATATTTTACGAATGAACAATTTTTTTATTTTTTCGAAATAAATTCAATGGATTTGTCTTAGAAAATACAAAGTATAGTATAAAGAAGCAAGCTGATACAAGGTAAAAAACGGAAATTGAAAGCCAATAATTGCCTGTCAAATCCAGTAAAGCCTTCAATAGCGCATCGTATCCTAATGGATTGAAGAAAGTTCCCCTAACATTAGAAACACAGTTGCTAATTTTTCTTTTTTTACTATCACCCTCGTCGTCCATATTGTTTATTTTTTTAAACTATCAATTTGGTCTGATAGTTGCTTGATACTTATCCAAGCATAACGAAATGATTGGGCTAACATGTATGAAATTCCCAAACAAATCGTCAAACCGGCCATCCATCCCCCCAATAGTCATACTAACAAAATAATATATTCCTACACTAATTGCAAATATGACACAGAACAAAATAGCCAACAAATTTTCAAGTTTATCACTCATCTTATTATATATTAAGCGCCCTCAGAAGGATTCGAACCCTCAACCATCTGATCCGAAGTCAGATGCTCTATCCAATTGAGCTATGAAGGCTGTGGTGACCTTAACGGGAGTCGAACCCATAACCTCCTGATTCGTAGTCAGGTGCTCTATCCAATTGAGCTATAAGGCCTTAAATACCATATTCATTTCTCCAAGCATTCCTTAATGAATTCTTTTCGCTTCTTTTCAATGAACGAGATTCTCTTTTGAAGGATTCAACGACTCTTTTTCTATCCTTTGAAGAGTCAAATCCAATTTCCATTACTACTCTTTTTCGATCTCTTAAATCTTTTCTTTTAGATTTATAGTTCTTCATTCACTTAAAGTTTTTTCAATTCCGCAATCATGATGTCTTTCATTAAATGGTCTATCAGGGGTTCCATTATAAACATAGTCGATATAATGAAATACACCTGTTGGAGCTGCCATTGGTTGAACTGTAACTAAATCATTAGCAATGAGGCGAGCACTTGGTCGAATCACTTCAAATTTAGGAAAGTCACAAAAAATAAGATGTAACTCTTGTTTTGCTTCCCATTGAGAAATAAGTTCTTCAACAGTATTCGCTGATTTAATAATCAGTTCTTTCATTTCCGTACAAATCTTTTACTTTTTGAAGCCATTTTAAAGTTTTTATTTTAAACATAAACACTTCTTGGTTTTCCACCCCTTTACAAACAACTCCTTCTTGTAAGTTTAATATATTTTTTTCAACTAATCCTATATAATTATTCGAAAAAATTCCGGCAAATATAAGTTTGCATATATCTAATCCTTCAAATATTTTTATAAAATCAGATGGTGGTAAAATTCCCTTTTTGTCTAAAAATACATCAAAAATTTTAATATCGTGTTTTTCTGTCCAATCATGTGTTCCCGCAAAACTTGACGGCCCATAAAATTCTCCAAAAACTGTAATGTTATCAATATTTCTAAATGTTTTGTTTTCTAAAAATATTTTATTCAATTTTTCCGAGAACTTATTTTTAAATATTTCAATTCCTTCAGAATATGGATCTTTAAAATGTTTTATTCTGTCTTGTCGTGTTCCAAATTTTCCAAAACCATATGTAAAACGAGATTTTTTAGATAATTTTCTATTCCACTCAGCTCTGAAATTAGAACCATCTATTTTTTCGAATGCAAATACATATTTGCCAAAGTAATCTTCATTCCACTTTGGTATGGAATTATAAATCTCCATCTATTAGTTTGTTAATTTTTTCTGCTTGTTGTATACTCATATTGAATAATCTTTGTATATCGTTTTTTATATGTTTGTCGACTTCTTTATTTATTTCTGCTATTAAAACCGATTCCATTTGAGCGACTGCATCAACTCCTTGTAGATTACTTAATTCTTCAACTAATATAGAATATCTAAAATGATTTTCCCATCTTTGATCCCATGCATTTATGTATTCTTGCGCGGTCATACACATCCTCCACAACAACCCCAAGAAAGTTGTTCATTTATAACGCTTAAAGCTTCTTCTTTAGCTTCTTCTGGAAATCCTTCAGGCCATTCACTCATAGACCAAGGACCAAGGTCAACGGTCTCTCTCCAATTTTTATCAAAAGATACTCTTCCCCCACTTGATAAAGAGTGAGGTGGAAAAACCCATTTCTTTTCATCAACAAAAAGAACTAATTTACCACTACATAAATTTGGATATGAACCATCATATGATATTAACTTTACGACCATAATTTTATTCCTAATACTAAAGCTATTGTTATAAATGCTAAAATTTCAACCCACCATGTTCTATTTGGACATATTCCTTTCTTTGAAAATCTTGTTAAGGCAAGTGGTAAAGCAATTGCAGCGAAAGCAACAGTAACATACCACATATCAAAATCTATTATTATAGATAATTGGCTAAAAAGAATTGCACAGGCCGCTCCAATTATATGAACGGTCTCTGTCATTTTTTCTCTATAGGCTGCTGCTGCTCCAACAAAACAAATTCCTGCGCCAGCAAAAAACATTAAAGGTGTTGACGAGACTATCATAGCCGGAAGTGCATATCCCCAACACCATAATGTAAACACAAATTTAAGATTATCGGGTAGCGAATAATAACTATGAGAAATGGATGGTAATACACCATATTTGGCCCATATCCAAGATACATAGCAGACAAATATGGAAAGCATTATAATATAAAGTGCTGTCATATTGAAAATTTAAATTGGTGATTCGGGAGCGACTCGAACGCTCAACCGACAGCTTAGAAGGCTGTTGCTCTATCCATTGAGCTACCGAACCATTATTCGCCCATTTCTTCTTTCCTTTGCATGAATTGTCTATATTTCGCTTTCTGTTTTACTTGTCTCTTTTTTACAGAAGGCTTTATGAATTGTTCTCTTTCACGCAATTCACTGGCAATTCCAATCATGTTAAATTTTCTTTTGAATCTCTTAAGGGCTTTGTCAATATTTTCTCCCTCATGCACCTTGATTATTAACATCTTTTGCTATTTTAATTTTTATTTCCTTTCCTTCAGGTTCTGACTTAATATAAAGTAAAATTTCAGTATCTGTAATGCTTTGATATAAAACTCCTTCTTCAGATCCAATGAATCTAGCACCATTTACTTCAACAGCAACTTTTAAATCTTTTTCGAGTGTAAGTTTCATAGATCGATTTCTCCTCTCATAAACTTTTTTAGATCATGTTTTATTTTTGTTCGATGATCATAAACTTCGTTTCTTACAAAGTTATATGTACGAACTACTTTCTGGTTTTTAATTAATTCGCGTCTACGTTCATTTTTTGCTTCTTGAATTTTTTGCTCTTGTAGTTTCTTCACTTTAGCTTTAATTCTTTCTTTAGCAAGTTCAATATTCTGAATTTTACTACGGGTTTCTTGACATTTCTCTTGTAAACCAGTTGGAATATGAGTTATAACAACGCAAGTTTCCACCTTGTTCTTATGTTGTCCTCCTGGGCCTGACCCCCGAGTGATTCTAATATCTAAATCTTTGTCTTCCATATATCTTATTTATTAAAATAATTCTGTATTATCAAATGGTATAATTAACTTAGGGCTTATATAATAATATCCTATTTTGTAATCCGCATAATTTACGGTTCTACACTGCAAATAAATCTTTTCATCTCTTCCAATTGGAACTAACCAGTAATAATAAAAGGGCTCGTCAGAAACGGCTTCTGGAAGTGGTTGTTTAAATTTTGATCTAAGTTCTACAACTATTTGATCTTTGGTTAACTCTATATAATCTCCTCGCCCTCCATGAACCACTCTTTCGTAGCCCTTAGCAAAAAGAACACCATCCTTAAAATACAGATTTCGATTCATTTACCATACATATGATTGCTGGGTATTTACAAAATTCATTTTCATCTCCATCATGCCATCGGTCTTTAAAATCTTTAATGTTTAAAGACCTTATCTTTCCATAATTCGGATCCATGAATCTAACCTTTTTATCACTAACTTCTAAAACAATTACATAATGTCCGAATTCTGTTATATGTTTCCATTCAACATTTCTCTTCTTTTTATATTGTATACTAACTATTACGGGCCACTTGGTTGTATAAAATCTCAGTTTTGAAATGTTGCTTCTTTCAGAAATAGTTTTAATTCCGAATTTCTTAAGTATTTTTATTATTTGATCTCCAGAAACACCATCATTAGGGCCTATTGGAGGACGAATGAAGCGATATAAATCTCTGTAAGTAATATCTATTCCAGCATATCTAAGTATACACCAAATGACACATACTGAACAATCATGTCTGTTCATTTGTTGTCTGATTGGAAATTCTTTAAAATCCATATCAAATTATTTGGTGGAAGATGAGGGATTCGAACCCACGACCCCTTGCTTGTAAGGCAAGTGCTCTGAACCAACTGAGCTAATCTTCCGAAAGGATTTCATGCCCGCACTTTGATAATAGCCGTCAAATCAGGGAACATACCTCCCCCGGCAATCGGCATCCAGTGAGCGGAAAACGAGACTCGAACTCGCGACATCAACCTTGGCAAGGTTGCACTCTACCAACTGAGCTATTTCCGCATTTTCCTGACACAGTAAACTGCCGCGATGCTATGTCAGGATAAAAGAACATCTTCACCTGTTAAGTTTGGACATAACCCTCCAAACAATCATTCGGGTAAAATTCCTATTACCCCAATGTGGTCTCCGAGCGTTCAGTGTGACCCCGGTGAGACTCGAACTCACGACTCCCACATTAAAAGTGTGGTACTCTACCAACTGAGTTACGAGGTCATGATTTTTGCTTTTCGTTTTTTATATGTTTTATGAGGTTTTCTCATTTTTTGTTTTGTTTCTTCTGTATGATGTTTTCCATAAAAAGGATTTTTTTCACCTGATAGTGCTTTACTTAGTGATTGTTTGTATTTTTTTCTATATTCTGGATCTGTTTTTAATTTATCAAGATGATATTGTCTTCTAATAGGTAACACAGCAAGGGCTCCTGCAATAGAACATTTTTTCTGGTGTTCTTTATTCCAAAATTTTCCTCCTCCTTCACCCCCGCATTTTAAATTCATACAATTAACATCCTTAATTAATTCTTCATTAACAACTTCCTTTTCTCTTAATTTCAAAGAACTTCTATCGGGAAGGTTTTCTAAAATTTCAAACTTATGATTTTCAATTCCGTATTTCTTAATAGAATATCTTAATCTTGTTCCACTTCCTAAATATCCATCATTTAAATCATTTGTTGAGTGCATTCCAATATAATATCGATTTGTCACTAAACAAGTTGTTTTGTAAAGAACATGATACACTTTTGGTTTCCTTGGCATGATACATTTTTATTTATATATCATAGCCAAGGAACAAAAAGTGAGTGTGGCGAGAGCTGGATTTGAACCAACGATCTTCAAGTTATGAGCTTGACGTTTTTCCGATGAAACTCTCATAATTACTACATCGAAATGAGAAAGCTAATAAGAGCCTTTTTTCTAAACTTTCTCGCCATTTGTAGCGGGGAAGGGGTTCGAACCCTCGACCTTGAGGTTATGGGCCTCACGAGCTACCGCTGCTCTACCCCGCAATTTTTTTATATCTTTCTAGTGCCTTTTTTGAAAGTTTTTTTCTTGTTTCCTTGGATAAAGTTCTTTTTCGGTTCGCATTAGAAATTTTATCTCTGGTTTCTTTAGAAAAAATTATTCCTTTTCTTTTTTCGGAAAGAATCTTTTTCGTTTGTTCTGAATGTTTTTTCAAAAATTGTGCTCCCCCTTCACCGCCAACACCACAATTATAATTGTTTTTATCAAGTATAAAATCCTTTGTCACAATCTGTCTTTCCTTTTCATTCATTAATTTTTCATCTTCAAAAACAAAAATAATCTTTTTTTCAAAATTTTCTCGACCATATTTTTTAATGGCATCTTCTAAAGCTTTTCCAGATCCAAGATAATTATCATTTAATTTTTGAGTTTGGTGTTTTCCTATATAGAATTTACCATTTAATTTGTTAGTTGTTTTATAGATAGTGTAAAACATTAGTAAATTTTTATTTTATTAAATCTTGAAGTCCTATCGGAAAATTTTTCGTTCATTTCTGAAAAAATTAATGAATCAGGATAGTTAAATACAAACGGTTTTTCTTTTTCTTTATTATCTTCTAAAATTTTATTAAATAAAGTAAATAAGCTTAATAAGGATTTTTCAGCTATTATTAAATCAAAAGGAGAAAAATCATTTAATTTTGAAATTTTTATATATGCTGTTTTATGTTTACAAATACTATTTCTTATTTTTTCTATATTCGAAATAAAATCTCTATATTCATCTTTAAATTTTTCAATATCTGATAATGTATTAGAGTTTGTTGTTAAATTATTCAATTTCAAAGTGGCCCTGTTTCCGTTAGAAGCTAATTCCAAAAAATCATTAATAAATGAATCTAAAGCATTTTCGCTAATTCTATTTTCAAAAGGATAACCAATATGAACATCATCTAAATAATCTTTTAAAAATTTATAAATAGATAAATTTTCTCCAAGTTTTTTTACAATATTATTTCCTATCCAAAATAATTCTAATTTTTTCTTTTTCATTTTTGATAAATTTAGTTACTTCACCCCGCAGTTTTAAAATATGATATAATGTTACAACATCATCATCTTCAGAAATATCTTCTTGTATTCTTTTTGCAGACTGCAAACCAACTTGGCATGCTTGTAAATCTATTTCTAAATATTTTACACGTTTCTCAGTTCGCTTTATAAAATTCTGCATTGCTTGATACTTTGTTGGATAAGCAAATCTTCGCAATCCATCTTTTGAAACCCATTTCTTATCACTTCCCCAATACAAACTAATCCAATATCCTTTATTTGTTTCCTTTTTAACATCATACGATTGTAACTCAACGTGTGGAATTGCACCATGTCTTGAAGATGTAACACTGTATCGATAAAGTTTCATAATGCTATTTTATTGTTTTTAGCAAATTCTTCAATGTTCTTTTTCAAACTATAGAGCATTTGGCTCTTTGATAATTTACTTCTAGTTTTGAAGTTCATTTCTTGTTCGATACTTGAATAGATTGAACGAAGAAATTCAATTAACTCTACTTCTTTGTTATAATTCATTTCAAACGTAAGATCAATCAATTTTGATTTCAACTCTTCGTTTTCTTCCTTTAATCTTTCTATTTGTAATTCATCCATTGTTTGAAAATTTTCTTCTTCCCCTTCCTCCTTTGGAAGATGCTAATTTATGCATTTCTTTTGCTTTTTCAATGCCATATTTATCAATATTTCTTTGATATTGACTTTTCCAAGTTCCTGCCATTTTTGAATCTTGAATATTATCTGAAAAAGTTCCCCAGTATAAGTGATTAGGATTTGAACATTTAGAATTATTGCATGCATGACAAAGAACAATAATTGGTTTGTGTTTTGTGGGAATAGTAGTTTTCAAAAAATGTGCTAATAATCCTCGAAATTCTCGACTATCATAACCACCAATTTCTATGCAAGATTCATTTAAATCTAAATGTTTGCGTCGTTCTTCGCGACTTAATTTAATGTAATCTTCAATTTTTTGAAACATTTTTTTAAAATTTGCGGGGATAGAGAATTTCGAAATCCCGACCCTTTGCTTAACAGGCAAGCGCTCTACCTCTGAGCTATATCCCCATGTGGCTAATTTAATAAGCTAATATAAACAAAAAAATTGATCTGAGAAAATTGAAAAGAGCTTTTTTTCACAGCTAAAAGCTACGATTGGATTCGAACCAATGTTTACCACGATGAAACTCTATTCTTACTACAGATTCTATTGCAGTGCGTACGAGACTCGAACTCGCGACCCCTAGAGTGACAGTCTAGTATTCTAACCAACTGAACTAACGCACTATTTGTGGACGATATGGGAATCGAACCCATGATAACCAACTGGGTGGGGCCGGCAACCACCACATATCGCCCATTGTGCCTCCGAAGGGACTCGAACCCTTAACCTTCTCCTTAAGAGGGAGTAGCGCTACGCAATTGCGCCACGAAGGCATTAATTTTCTATGAAACCCGTCGTCACGGTTACTATGAAAATTTAACAGTCTGTCTATAGTGGACCTTACGAGAGTCGAACTCGTGACCTCCTGCTTGCAAGGCAGGCGCTCTAGCCAACTGAGCTAAAAGCCCGTGGAGCGTATAGAGGTTCTAGATGCCTCAGACTCGTTAGATTATACGCGTTTCTCTTTTTCGAAAATATCTTGTTCTATTCTTACCACATCAAAAAAATCCTTTAATTGATGTTGATTTCTCGTAACTTTGTTTTCCCCAATTCGCCGTCTTGTTTCGAAATACGGACCAAAATTAATTTTTTTAGATTTAATAACAGGTCTTTTAATTAATTCTTGAAAAAATTTAAAAGCTTTTTCCATTTTTTAATTCTTTTAAAGTTATACCAAATTTCCGGTATCGAGGGTCTGTTCCGACTATAATATTCAAATTTAGACTATTAGTTTTAACTGCATCGTTCATTTTCCATTCCATTTCTTCAGTAACCCACCCTTTGTATTCAATGTATTTGTTTCCATTTACTACAAAATCAGGATAATATTTTCTTTGTTTTCCATTTCGCGTTAAATAAGGAAAGCCTTTTCTGTTTCTATCCCAATTTAATTTTTTCTCATCAAGTATTTTTGCTACTTCTATTTCTTCTGTGTTAAGAAACATTTTAAAACCTAGCCAATTTGTGTATGGAATTTGTTTTGATTTACCTCCGCCAGGTCTTAATCCCCCCGATCCTTGTTTTCTTTCTATCCCTTTTTTCTTATTTTTTCCTAACTGAGAATAATGACTTCCACAAGAAGAAGAACAATATCTTTTTTTATTTGAAGTTTCAAACGTTTTTCCACATGGGCAAGTTTTTATTTCCAGAAAATTCTTCTTTAGTTTTTTACTTACCTTTTGGTTAATTTCCTTTCTTTTTGTTTTTGTACTAAAACCTCTAGCACATTTAGATGAACAAAATCTTCCAGAACCATAAGTTCCATCATGTTTATTTCCGCAATTTTCGCAATTCATAGAGGATATTTTTATATTATATATCCATTTGAACTAAAAGTTTTGGATTTGATTAGCAGGGGTACCAGGACTCGAACCCAGATCATTTCTTTTGGAGAGAAACATGCTAACCATTACACCATACCCCTGTTTTAACCGAGAAAACCAGAAAGAGCCTTTTAGTAAAAAGCTGGAGTCGAACCAGCGACCTTATTGTTAGAAGCAATACACTCTATCCATTGAGTTATTTTCACGATGAAACTCTGTCTATCACTACGGTTAGCGGTCCCTAAGGGGTTCGAACCCTCCTGTCGTTCCGGCGTGACAGGCCGGCAGCCACACCTAGCAGCTCCAGAGACCATTTAATTACTGAGAAAATTTGGAGGGTAACAGGCGGATTTGAACCGCAACCATTGTTTAAGAGACAATTGCTAAACCATTTAGCACGAAGTAACCCATTCCTGTCACTACAGTAATTAGAGCGGGTGATGAGAATCGAACTCACGTCAGAAGCTTGGAAGGCTCCTGCACTACCACTGTGCTACACCCGCGAAAGAAAGCAATATGTCAAAGAACTTAAAATAAAAACGGGAACCTTTTTGGAGTTCCCGTTGATTTATTCTTAATTGTTGTGTTTTTCACCAATCAATTATATCCTCAACGGGACGCATAACTCCTCTACGACCTTTGTTATCATCATTGGCCACCCAATTCGCTACGACTATATTTAAACCTTGTTTCTGCATCAGTTGATTTTTTCTATATATTATGAACTCGTTTGAAAAAGTTTTAATTTAGTGCAAAAATTTACTAAATCTGTTGCAATTATAACACATATTTTTGAAATAAAAAAATTTTTGAGTACTTTTTTCAAAAAAAAAATGGAGACCTTTGTGATCTCCATCTTCTTTAATTGTCTCAAACTATTTATTTTTAAATAGATAATCAACTTCTTCAGGAGTAATGGCTGCATTGTAAATTTTTATTTTGCTCATAATACCATTATACTCGTAATTGGTATTTGAACAAGCACCTCCCAAATAAATTTTATTTATATTCAAATTTATTGAAGATGCAACTTCATTGATTAAAACATTATCGATATACATTTTCATTTTGGAACCATCAAATAAAACTACTATGTGATGAAGTCCACTCCAAGCAGTTGTACTAGTTAAACGAATTTCGTCTTTTGTAAAGGAATTAGCCTTAGCTCTTCCATATGCAATCCAATTTGTATTTATGTCAATCCAAGTATCAGATGTAAGAGATGGCTGAGACGTATTTGTAGAAGAAAGTAATCTGGCTGTTGTAATTGCAGTATTTTTATTAGGTGACGTCGTATTAGTAGTATTGTACCAAAATGATATAGTAAATTTTTCGGTTCCATTTAAAAGATTTGCATAAGCAGAAACTTCAGTTGAAATAGCTTCTTTATTATAACTGCTTGAAGTAAAATCAATTAAATCTTTAGTATAAACGGGGACCCTTGGAGGCTGCGTAATGGTAATGGATTTAGTACCTGTTTGCTGTTTATTATCAGTAACCACTACATCATAACTTCCTGCTATAAGACCTGTAAATATACCAGTTGTATTAGTTGTCTGACCAACAGTATAGGTATATGGCGCCATACCAGACGAGACTGTTACAGTTATTTTTCCGTCTGATAATCCCCAAGCAGAAACGTTTGTTGCTGAAAGTGTAAAAGATAAAGGAGTAATTGCGGGTTGAGTTACTTGAGCTGACTTAGTTAAAGTTTTCTGTTTACTATCTGTCACAGTAACGTTATATGTTCCAGCTACAAGTCCTGAAAAAACGTTCGAAGATTGTGAAGGATTGGTTCCCAATTGATAGGAATAAGGAGGATTTCCAGTAGTAATATTTACCGTTATTTTTCCATCATTACCATCAAATATGGAAACATTAGTCACTGCCAATGTAAATTCTAAATTGGCGGGGGCAGGAGGAGGGGTGGGTGTAGTATCTTCAATCTTCTCACAAGAGAGAAGTAATGTGATACTGATCATGAATAAAAATGCAAACTTTTTCATAGTGTATGTTTTTTAATTACATAGCAAATATAATACTTTTCTATGACAGTAAAAAATTTTTTAACATTTTTTAACATTTTTATTCATCTTTTATCCACGCCGCTTCAATATTCATATCCCTTTTTAATTTTGCTATGTACTTCCAAGGATCCGTAATATCGTGATGTTCAACTACTTTGCCACCTTTTTCGCGTACACAAACGGTATATTTTTCCGATAAAAAGGTTTTTGATGAAAACCCACCGCGAATATTAAAATCTTTAAAGAAATCTTTGTTGCCCATTTTTTATTTTATTATAAAAAAATAAAGGGACAAAGTTTTATTTTTGTCCCTTCTAAATTTTCCGAGAATTAATAGTAGGTGCGTTTGAATGGTTGTCTCCATTGATTTCCATACTTTTCGAAATATTTTAGTACGCAAATAGGCGCCTAAAAACCGAGAACTTTCGTTCGTCGAACCATGTAGGAATTTCTAAAGTACTTTAGGAAATCTTCGTTTACATAGAATTGATTATTGATCATTTTTGGCGCGAGGCCAGCTTTCTTAGACGAAGTATCACCTAACTTTACTACGGTATAAAAATCTTATTTCTGAGAAATATTGTTACTGCGTGTTTTTAAGAGTTCCTATCTCTTGAAATTTTAAGTTTTTCAAAACTTCTTAGGTACAAGATTTATGTGTTCGTCTTGCCAGCCATCCTAAGTTCCTGCCTTATTGAATCGAAATTCTCATGCCCTTAGCGGGGTTTTCAACATAACTGAATTTTAGTAATTGATTTATTGTACGAAGTATCGCAATAACTAACTACAGAAAAATCAAAGAACCTTTACATATTATATATGAAGATATTGAAAAGTTTTAAAATATAGTTAATGCAGAAAAATTATTTTCCGTAAATTACTCTTTGAATTAATTCAGTTAAATAATCTTCAATTTCAGCATCTGAAAATTTTTCATCAGATAATTCCATATGTATCATACGAGCATATGATCGGAACTGTTTCTTTAAATAAGGAGGACATGAGTCATCTGCATTAACAAAACTAAGATCTGAATAAACTTCGTTTAATTCAGGATAAAATTCTTCTTTTTTCGTTTCCATAATTACCTGATCTAATGGAATCCATGCACTATTTTCTTTAGCCATCCACCAAAATCCATCTTTCCACATGTAATTATATTCTTGAAAATATTGTTTTATGTCATTAGACTTAGATACATGAAAAATATTCTTTGGTTCTCCTCTCCAAATATGATATGATTGTGGGGCTGTTTCTTCAACTGTTGGAGCTAATGACGATATTCCGCCTAAAGAAATTAATTCTCTAATTTTTTCATCTGTGTCATAATTATCCTTTAAAATCATACCTACATAATCTGGATAACCATCATGATGGCAATATATTCCATCACTTGAACCATCTTCGTTTTTAATCCAAATAGTACTACGAGTAGCCATTAAATTATTTTTTATTTTATATATTCAATTTGGAAGGTAAACAATGGTTACGTCCATATCAGTTAGAGTTTCACTTATAATGTTTTTTATTTTATCCCAATCACCACCTGCTAGTCCTGCTCCAATTTTAGGTAAACCAATACGATATCTCGGATAAAGATCATTTAATTTTTTAAATACATTTGTAACTGCATTATAATCTACATAGATTACATTTTCTTCTCGACCGTAATTATATTGTGTATATGCATTTATTATTCTAAAAGCAACTTCGTCACCAACAACATCATAATATGTAAATGCTCCTAATTTATTTCGGTCGCCTTTAATAGTTTTACAATCAGCTGCATAAGCTCCGGGAAATTCTTGACGAATTTCTTTAGCAATTCCTGACCC